GACCCATAGCATCGTGAACTCGTCCTTCGAGAACACGCTCCCCTTCAGGGCGTAGATCGCGCGGCCGGCCCTCCCGCGCTCGACGATCTCCCGCCCAACGTTCTCGTAGTCGCGGCGGTGAACCTTGCAGAAGAGCCGGCCGGTGTCGTCGGAGACGAATAGGTTGAGAGACGTCTCCGGGCCGGAGACCCGGTTCCCGCGCTTCTGAACGCGGACCAGCTCGTTCTCGTTCGTCATCTGAATCTTGTCGGCGAGCGCGATCACCATCACCTCGCCGCGCGCTCCCCCGGCGACGTCGGAGATCGGGACCGGCGTCGAGACGACGTTAGCGACGAGGCGCCAGCGCCTGAGCTCGTCGGCCTCGGCCTCCGTCATCGTCCCGTCCTTCGCCTCGATCTCCGCTACCCGCTCGCGCGCCTCCCTCATCCTCGCCTCGGTCGCGTCGCGGACCGGGTAGAGCGAGTCGATGTCCGTCTTCGCCGCCGCTAGGCGCTTCGCCAGGGCCGGCCGAAGCTCGGTCTTCGTCCGCCTCGCCTCCAGGACCTCCGTCACCGTCGCCGGCCCGATGCCCTTTATCGACGTCAGCGGGCCGACGAGGATCGTCTTCCGCCCGCGCTTGGCCGGCATCCAGCGGTCCGTGCTCCGCTCGGGGTCGACGGCGACGTAGTCGACTCCCTCGTCGCGAAGCTCGCGGAGTATCGCGATCTGCTTCGCCGGCTCGGCCTCGGAGTCGAGCGTCGCCGCGGCGAACTCGACCGGGTGGTGAGCCTTGAGCCAGCAGCACCAGTACGAGACGACGCCGTACGCGACCGAGTGAGACCTGTTGAACGCCCAGGCGCCGAAGTTACAGAGGTCCTCCCATATCTTCCCAAGGAGGTCGCGCGGGATTCCGCGCTTCGCCGCGTTCGTCTTCCACTTGTCGCCGAACTGGTCGAAGTACTCCTTCCCGAGCGACTTACTCATCGCCTGGCGGAGCTTCGTGACCTCCTCCCACGAGAGGTCGCCGATCTCGCGGCCGATCGAGAGGACCTGCTCCTGGTAGATCACGATCCCGAGCGAGTCCCGGAGGTACGGCTCGAACGCCTCGTGAGGGTACGAGACCCGGGTGCTCCCGTTCCTCCGGCGCGTCCACTCCTCCGCCCCGCCTCCGCCGAGCGGACCCGGGCGGGCGAGCGCCGTTATCGCGACGAGGTCCTCTAGCTTGTCGACCGTGACCTGGCGCGTGAGGCCCTGGACCGACTGACCGGTGAACTGAAATATCCCGGAGAAGTGACCCTTGTTCAGGACCTCGAACGCGGCCGGGTCGTCGAGCGGGAGAGTCTCCAGGAAGCCGGAGACCGACGGCCGCCCGAGGAGGTCGAGCGTCCGCTCGAAGATCGAGAGCTGCGTGAGGCCGAGCGCGTCGATCTTGAGGAGGTCAAGCGCCTCGGCGTCCTTCTTGTCCGCCATCACCGCGCCGGTCCGGCGGTCGACGGCGGCGTGCTCGGCGACCGGGAGCTTCGTTATCACGACCCCGGCGGCGTGCTGGCCCGCCGTCGTCGGGTGGTCCTCTAGCCGCGCGACGATCCGGACCTCCGGGTACTTCTCGACGAGGCGCCGACCGACGTCGGTCGTCGTCAGCGTGTCCTCGATCGTCTGGGAGGCCCGGTTGTCGCCCTGGGCGCGCTGGATTATCCCGGCCGTGACCTTCTCGATCTCCCAGGTCGGAATCTTCAGCGCGGCGGCGACCTGGTTGAGGGCTGACTTCGGCTGAAACGTCCCGACGGTCCCGAGCCGCGCGACGTGATCGGCCCCGTACTTCTCCTCGGCGTACTGAAAGACGAGGTGGCGCCGCTCGTCGGAGAAGTCCACGTCCACGTCGGGGAGGTCGGAGCGGGTCACGTCGATGAACCGCTCGAAGACGAGGCCGTGAGGGATCGGGTCGATCGACGTTATCCCGAGGAGGTAGCAGACGAGCGAGCCGCACGACGACCCGCGCGCCGGCCCGACGATCATCCGCCGCTTCGCCCAGCCGATCATGTCGGCGAGGATGTAGAAGTAGTCCTCGAACTTCTTCTCCGCGATCATCGTCAGCTCGCGGTCGAGCCGGGCGGAGTACTCGTCGGTCATCCGGACCCCGAGCTTCTTCGCCCCGTCGAGGCACATCGCCCGGAGCGTCTTCTTCTTCTCCGGGACGAGGAGCGCGGCCCTCCTCGGCTCGGCGCGGCACGACTGAAGAACCGCGCTTCGGTACTTCAGTGCGAGGTCCTGGTCCTTCTTCGGGACGAACCACGCGACCGCGTCGCGCCACTCGGCGTCGGAGACGATCCACTGAGGGTAGGTCTGGGTCGTCGAGCGGAAGCCCATCGCGACCTTGTAGAACTCCGCGTCCTCGCGCCGCGGGTAGAGGTTGTCGGGGACGGCGACGAAGGAGTGGTGCCTCCGCCTCGCCTCGTCGAAGAGCGCCTTCGGCGTCGCCGGGGAGAGCCCGACGTAGAAACCGGAGGTCCGAAGATCGACCTCGTCGATCAGGAGCCTCTCGCCGGAGACCTTGATCAGGCCGGTCGCGGCGAGGGCCTGGTGGTAGAGGAGCGACGGCTCGCGCCCCGGGTTCGACGTCGCCTCTCCGACGAGGTCGTGGAGCGGGCGGAGGGAGTCCAGCGCGTAGAACCTCCAGTAGTCGACGACCGGCCGCTTCTGGCCGAGCGCGGGGACGACGGCCAGCTCGACGCCGTAGACGACCCGGAGCCCGGCCTTCTCTGCCTCCTTCCGCGCGCGGACGAACCCGAAGGTCGAGCAGCGGTCCGCGAGCGGAAGCTCCTTCCAGCCGATCTCCTTGACGCGCGAGACGACGTCGGGGAGGTGACCGACCGCGGTGCGGAACGAGTAGCCGGTTCGGATCACTTCTCGAACTCCTGGAGCTGCGTCGGCTCGATCTCGTCGGCCGTCGGCATCCCCTCGCGGCCGGCCTCGTTTCGGAAGTCGAGCTTCGTCCCGGCGCTCATCGCCTTCTCCCGCGCGGAGAGGTCGAGGAGGTGCTCCAGGCGCCACGCCTTGCGACCCTTGACCTCGGCCGGGCCGAGCTTGTCGGGGTACGGGTCGTCGAAGCCCCGCCGGTAGATCGCGGCGACCTCGCGCGCGGTGTAGGTAATCGTGTCGATCTCGCTCATGTCGCAAGCCTCCTCAGGAGCCGCCCGACGCGGCGGCGGTTCGCGGGGTCGTTGTAGAAGAGGTTCCGCCCCGAGGGGTGAGGGACGAAGTGAATCCTGGCATCCAGGACGACGCCATTGCCCCCGGCGTACTTGATGGCGGCCTTCACCTCGCTACCCAGGGCCACTACTATGTCGCCGGCTCGAAGGCCGAGGACGAATGCGATCGCTGTAGTCCTCGCCGTTCTCGCGTTCCACCTCTTCCCCGGGACGAGGTTCGTCCGTTTGAAGGATGAGAGGTAGGTGCTCCGCGAGAGCCCGCTCATCTTCCAGAGCCGCCACCCGGCCGAGCCCGGGACGTCGATCCCGAGCGGCTCCGTCCCGCCCGCGGGGCCGAGGCACATGCCGAGGAGGATCGGCCTCACGGCTTCTTCTCCTCCTCCTTGAAGAACGCCTTCCAGTCGCTCACCGCTACCCGGTAGCCGACGCCGTAGCCGACGTTGTAGCCGATCCCGGCGCCGAGGACCGCTGCGGCGAGGACGACCGCGATGACGCTCTTGCCCTGCTTGGTCATATCTCGACTCCCTCGTAGAGGAACGTGGCGTGGGGATCGTGCTCCATGAGCGGGTCGATCCTCCGACCGAGGTCGATGATCTCGCGCGCCCGGCGGAAGTAGTCGTGGGCCACGACTGACCCGACGTCGTCGAACTTCGGAGCGCCCTCGTCTTTCCCGTGCTCGCGCGCGTAGAGGTGGCGCGCTAGGCGGTAGCCAACGCTCTCGCTCTTCTCGACGAAGTCTTGGACGTCCCGCGGCGGAACGCCGCTCGTCGGCGCGCGCGGGCTCTGGATGCGGTCGGGGTGGATCGCCCGCTCCAGGTCTCCGGGCTCCGGCCAGACGACGGCGTGGGCGCGGCCGGTGAGGACCCACCAGGCGGCGACGATCCGGTTCCCGGAGTACGGCTCCGGGACCGCTCGGACCCATCGCCCGCCGGGGAGGCCGGCCTGAACTCCGGGCGGGGCGACGAGGTCGCCGATGACGTGAACTCCCCACGGGCGCTTCGTCTTCATATCATCTCCCTCCGCCGAAGCTCGACGGCGATCTCGACGAGCGCGCCGACGTCGTGGCGAGCCCGGTGAGCCCCGGCGAACTTCTTGTTGAACAGTAGCTCGTAGAGCGACGAGAGGTCCAGCCGGTATCCCCGGAGGCCGACGGTCGCCTCGACCGTGCAGAGGAGCCGCGGCCAGGTCAGGGACTTCCCGAGGCGCTGAAGCTCGATCTCGACCACGTCCTTGTCGAAGGACGCGTTGTGAGCGATCACCAAGGGAGTCGCCGCGAGTATCGCGGTGACTCCCTTCGCTATCTCCCGGAAGCTCGGCTTCCCGTCGAGCATCGCGTCGGTGATGCCGGTGATCTGAGTTATCTTCGGAGGGAGCGGCATCTTGCTCGGGCGGATCAGGACGTCGACCTCCCGCTTGATCTTCCCGGTCGAGAGGTCGGCGACGCAGGCGTAGAACTCGATGATCTCGGGCTGGCGATCGAGCGCGAGCGTCCGGTTGTCGACGAGACCGGTCGTCTCCGTGTCGAAGACGACCGCGAGCGACGGCTCGACCCGCCTCTTGACGCGGTGGTACGAGAGGCGGAGCCTCTTGGGCTTGGCCCGCGGCCGGAGGGTCTTCTTCATCGGAGGTCTCCGTAGCGGAGCGGCCGAGCCGCGCGCCTCCAGTAGCTCTCCCACTCGCTTCGACCAACCGCAGTTGGTCGAAGGACGACCTGGCCGAAGAGGACGACGGAGTCGAGGGAGACGTCCTCGACGTCGTTCATCAGAGCGGGCTGGACGTCGAGCCAGTCGCTCCGAGCGATCCTCGACGGCCGCGCGATCCTCTGGCCGGCGACGACGGCGTGGTCCATCCCGGTCTCCTCCCACATCGTCACGCTCCGTCCTCCTCTTCCTTCATTTTGTCGAACAGAACGTTGACGACGTCCACGGCCGATCCGAGGGACTTGATCTGATTTAAGTCGAGACCTCCGTCGTCGTTCCTCAGCATCGCGATCATCTCGTCGAGGAGCTTCCTGACGCGCGCGGACGGGATCGCCCGCGCGAGGCACTTCTTGTCGTACTCCTGGAGGAGCTGAGCGTAGATCGAGACGTCGTCGAGCGAGTCCTCGTGGCCTCCGTTCGCGAACTGGCGCGCGTAGCGCGCGAGCTTGTCAGCGACGTGGTTGAAGAGAGCGAGGCGGTTCGCGGTCTCCTCGTCGCGGACCTCGACCCCGGCGGGGAAGAAGGCCATGAAGACCTTCCCGAAGTCCTCGTTGGTGCTCCCGTAGACGGAGTGGCGCTGAAGGTACAGCTCGCCGAGGCGCGCGAGGGCCTCGTCCGGGGTCCTGATAGGCTTCACTTCGTTCCCTCCCACCTTCTCAAGTCGCACCCGAGGAAGTGGCGCCCGGCGGCGAGCGCGCTCCTCATCACGGAGTAGCCCCCGGCCGCGGGGTCGACGACGACGTCTCCCCTCCGCGTCGTCGCCTCGATGATCCGGCGCTGGAGGCCTTCCGGCTTGGCGTGAGGATGGAGTCCCTCGGGCTTCTTCAAGATCGTCCTCTCCTCCTTCGAGTAGTAGAGCCGTGCCGCTGCCTCTCTCTCGTTCGTCCACACGTCCGGGATCATCGGCTTGGTCCGCCACGTCGCGCGGGCCGCGAGCGGCGGGCGCTGCATCGCCAGGAGGTAGTCCGACTTCCGCCTCGTCCGGTAGCCCATCCCGATCCGGCTCTTCTCCCACGTGATCAGGTCGACGGAGGAGAGCAGTGGATTGTTGAATGTCCCCTGGACGAGCGCGAACTTGTCGACCCAGAGGAAGAGGTAGCCGGACGGACGGAGGACGCGAGCGATCTCGCAGACGAAGTCGTAGACCACCGTCGTTGGCATCTGGGGAAGCGCGGAGCGCGCCGACATCCTCGCGCCCTCGTTCCCGTACCGCATCTTGTCCATGAGCGGGCGGTGCTGGGGATCGAAGAACGCGACGCGGACCGACTTGGCGTCGAGCGCCTTGAGCATCAGGAGGCCGTCCTCGACGTTCTGGCGATCCATCCAGACCCCGTCGCGGTTCGAGTAGCCCTTCGCGCGGAGGAGGGTCACCTGGCGACTCCCTCCTCGTTCTCCAGTCGGAGCGGGACCGACGGGGCGTGAACCGCGTAGACGTGGCACTGAAGACACACGACTCCCTCCGCGCGGAAGACGGCGCAGACGTCGTCGCGGTCCTCTACCAAGAACGCTATGCGTTCTCGGTAGTCCGGCCAGCGCGCGCGGACGAGGTCGAGCTTCACCTTCGGGGACGGGTCGAAGTTGTTCGTCGGCCGCATCATGACGTCGTCGAGCGGGACGCCGCAGCGGACGAACCACTCCATCGAGAGGCCTCGCCACTTCTCCGGCCGCGCGGTGAGGCCGACGTTCTCGAAGCCGTAGGCGCGGAACGCGCGGATCATGTCGACGACGACCTCGACCGGGGCGTCGTCCTTCCCGGCGAGGTGGTAGGCGTCCCAGCCTCCCTCGCCGCCTATCATCGAGTCGCGCCAGCCGCTATCGGCCATCACGTGGTCGACGTCCCAGAGGACGATCCGCTTCGGTGCCTTGGTCATACCTTCATCCTCGTCTTGAGGCCGATCTTCTCGGACGTCGCGTTGAACTTCGCGACGACCGCCGCGTCGAGGTCGATCCCCCTCTCCGACGCGATCCGGTGGGCAACCTTGATCAGCTCCCCGAGGGTCGAGGCGAGGACGTCCACCGTCTCCCGCTCTCCGCGCCCGACGAGGCGCGCGCGGACGACCATCTCGATCATCTCCAGCGCCCGCCCGGCCATCTTCCCGAGGACGACCCCGAGCGCGTCGAACTCCGTGCCGGAGTATATCATCAGGGCGCCGCGCCCGGTCGAGACGTGCTCGCCGACGTCGAGGCCGACGAGGTCGGCGCAGATCACGACGTCGGCAAGCTCGTTCGCGAGGTCGTCCACCGTCGCGCGCGAGCCGCGTATCCCGAGGCGCTCGCGCTCCAGCTTCTTCATCACGTTCGCGGCCTCGCCGACCTCGCCGAGAAGCTCGATCCCGCGGAAGTGGAGCGAGAGCGCGTCGGCGCCCCACTCGACCTGGCGAAGCTCGCTCGCCATCCTCAGGTAGGACTTCATCGGTCGCTCCTTCCGTACCCGGTGCCGCAGCGGGAGCAGGTCCAGCCGAGCGCCTTCAGGTCGAGCGGACCGCCGCAGCGGCACCGCCCCGGGACGCCCATCCCCTGGTCGTGCTCGTTCGAGTAGTAGAAAGGGACCTTGGGCGGCGGCTCGTCGTCCTTCGCGTCAGCCATCTCTCTTCTCCTCCACCTTCCTGAACGAGACCTCGAAGAGGTCACCGACCGCGACGTCGTCCGGGCGCTCCATCCCGAAGTGAGTCTTCTCGCGCGAGTTGGCGAGGACGACGAACCACCCGAGCGAGACGTCGTCGTAGACCCACTCGGTCCTGTCGCCGACCTTCTCCTGGCGGTAGTTCCTCCGCTCGAAGACCTCCTCGACCTTCGCGACCCGCTCGCGGAACCTGCGGACGACGACCTTCTCCTCCCCGTCGCTCATCTCGTCGCCTCCGGGAAGGTGGTGTCGATCCCGATCTTCTCGTAGAACTTCCCGGCGTCGAAGCTCTCGTCCTCGGACTTGAGGACGCTGACGACCCAGTTGACCATGTAGAGCCACCGGACCCTGCCGTCCTCGTCGCGCTGCCCCATCGTCTTCGGGATGACCTTCGCGAACCTCTCGGCGATCGACCTCGACCGGGCGCGCGCGGCCTCCTCCGCCCGGAGCCTAAGGTCGTGCTCCGCTCGCCACCCCTCGCAGGGGTCGATACCGTGAGGAAGCGCGCAATCGGGGAGCGTCCCCGGCCGCGCCTCCGGGAGCTTCTCCAGGAGCGCGCTGAGGCTCTCGCACCACTTGTCCCAGCGACCGTCACCGGTCACGGTCCTCCCTCCCGGCTGCTCCTTGACCGCGTCCGGGGAGAAGTGGAGCGCGAACATCCGGACCTCGTGAGAGAGCGCGGCGCCGCCCTGGCCCCAGAGCCCCATCTTGACGTGAGCGTAGTGAGCCTCGCGGAGGAGGTCCTCGGCCTCGTAGAGGACGGCGCGCGCCGCGTCCGGCCGCGGGAGCGGCTCCGCCCTATTCAGGGCGGTCTCGATCCGGTTCGCGATCCGCCACGCCGCCTCGACGCGGCGCTCGTCCTTGTCCGCCGAGCGGAGGTTCTCGACCGCGGAGCGTAGCGTCGCGTGGAGGTCGTCGCCCTCGCGGTCGAGGAGCGCCGAGCGCGCCTCACGAAGCTCGTCAATCGCCGCCGCTCGGTTTCCGTCGGCGACGAGCTTCATCGCGCGCTCGATCAGCTGGACGGGGTCCCTCTTGCTCATCGCTCCTTCCTCTTCACTCTTTCAGGACCAGGAGCTTGTGGTCGGCGAGGAGACGCGTCAGCCTTCTTCCGAGCGCCTCGTCGATCTTCGCGTCGATCAGACGCTCGATCGCCGCCGCCACGATCGAGACCGACGCGTGGTCCCGCGGGAGAACGGTCCTTAGCCTCTGCTTCAGCTCCTCCCGCGCCTCCCCGACCGGCGTCGGCCGGAGGTCCAGCTCTCTTTGATACATCGTGGGCCCTCCTCCTCTCCTCGCAGCTCGCGCTCATCTCGTCGGCGACCTTCCGGAGCGCCTCCGACCAGTCGGCCACCTTCGCCACGGTGAGGCCAGGGCCGAAGTAGCGGACCATGTCCCCGGTGACCTGGCAGATGCCGTGGTGCCACCTCGTGAGCGGGGTAGTCAACGGATCATCTCCGGCCGAAGGACGTCCTGGTACTCGCACATGAGGTCTTCGAGGCGGTGAGGTCCCAGAGGCCTCAGAACGGCCGGGACGTCCTCCATCAGGACGCGGACCGGGTTCGTCCGGTCTCCCGTCAGCGCGCGCCAGCCCTTCGCCGCCCCGGTGTGAAGGTAGAGGTGACGCCTCGGTTCGAGGCGGAGGTACGCGCCGATCCGGAGCGCGACGCAGTACGTCGTCAGCTCCGCGATCCCGATCGGACGGAGGTCGTGGACGACGTCGTGGAGCGCGTCGAAGTCGGCGGCGTCGGAGAGCCGCTTCCGGTTCTCCAGGAGCCTCTCGGTGAGCGTCGCCGTCGCCCTCGGCTTGATCCGGCTCTGGTACGACATCATCTTCCCGTCCTCGCCGCGGCCGGCACACGCGACGCGGATCGCGCTCCCGAGCGACGTCTGCTTCGCCGCGAAGGCGACGACCCGGTCGTGGCTCTTCCCGCCGTCGCCGTAGCGCGCGACGAAGTCGGCGACGACGTCGTCGAGCGTCTTCAGGTGGGAGAAGGCTCCCGCGGCCGTGAGGCGCGTTCCTGCGTTCATGACTCTCGGGCTCCTTCTCCCCGCTTCACGTCATCGGTAGTTCGGGATCATGCGCTTCTTGGTCGGTCTCTCCTCCTCGATCTCGTCGACGACGTCCTGACGACGTCGAAGCTCGCAGACGCGGAAGGAGTTATCCAGCCAGAAGTAGTTCCCGTACTTCCCGACGTTCACCTCGTGACCGACTAGGTTGTTAATCACGGTCCCGAGGTTGGTCTCGCAGACGATCTCGCGATCCTGATCGACGAGTCGGACGCGGCAGTTGGAAGCGTACTCGCGGTGCTTCTCGACGGTCCTCTCGTTGATCGCGAAGGCCCTGGTGTCGCTCTCCCGAAGGACGATGACGACCTTGGAGAGGTCCCTGGTGAAGTAGACGGTGTTGGGCCAGAACCCGTGTCGCTTGCTGTCCGGCTCGGGAATGGCGGACCACTCCGGGTGAGCCAGCTTCTCGTGCCTCATGGTGGTGCTCCTTTGCGTTGTGACCGATCAGGGAAGGTAGAACAACGGGAGGATCGGCCGGTTCTCCCGTGTTACTCCGGCCTCGTCAAAAGTTGGTCAACGAGCTTCGTCATCCGGACCCGCTTCGGGTCGCGGAGTCCGCCGATCTCCTCAAGCTCCCGGTAGAGGTCGGCAGCTACTCGGTCCGCGGTCCGGTCGAGGAAGATCGGCGACCACGGGTGAGCGGCGAGGACGGCCTCGCGGATGCCGCGGAGGACGTGGTCCCACTCGGAGACGTTCCGCGGCGACGCGCGCTTGCGGAGGAGGTCGCAGAGCGAGCGGAGGTTCATCTTAACGCAGATGTTCGTGAGGATTCCGGTCGGGAGGACCTCGCGCGCGTCCTCGATGAGCGCGCCGCTCCGAACGAGCGTGCGGTAGTTCTCCGCGATCCCACTCATCGTCCCGTCGTAGATCGCCACCAGCTTCGGGTCGGCGAGGATCGTCGGCCCGGTGTGGTAGCTCCAGCCATCGCCCTGAGAGACGTCGAGGACCTGCATCGCCTGCTGAGCGTAGCTCGCCGAGCGGGTCCGGACGAGCTGGTGAGTGAAAGCGCGCGTGACCCCGGTGACGAGGAAGACGTAGTCGGTGAACTCCCACGACGACGGGACCGTGTTCGCCATGTAGGTGAGCTCGGCGAGCTTCTTCTCCTCCGGCCACGCGGCGATCTCGTCGACGCCGCCGGGGGCCATCTCGACCCGCGTCCGCTTCGTGAAGATCATCAGGTCGGCGGCCCGCCACGGGTCAGGTCGGCCGGTGTACTCGACGAGGGCGACCCTCGCGGTCTTGTCGTTCATTGCTTCTTCTCCTTCGGTCTTGAAAGTTGTTCCGTGATGGTCGTAGTCGGTCACGCTCCCCTCCGCTTCGCCGCCTCGTGGAGGTCCATCGCGTAGCCCCCGGCCGCTCCGGCCTCGATCCACGCGTCGATCGTCCGGACGTCCTTCACGAGGTCATCCATCAGGAGCCCGGGCCTCCAGGTCGCGTAGCGACCGAGCTGATAGGCCGCGCCGCGGACCGAGGACGCCCAGAATATGAACGCGCGCCGCGCCTCGTCGTCGATCGGGAGTATCTTCGCGTAGCGCTGAACCCGCGCGACCGGGAATCCAGCGACGGCGGTCGCGGGGAGGCCTAGGAGCGCGAGGGCGGACTCGACGTCCTTCACGATCCAGGCGCGCGACCTCTCGATGTCGGCCTCCACCGAGGCGAGCGAGGAAATTGGTCGCGAGTACTCGACGATCAGCTCGTCCCCGGTGATCGAGACCCGACTGAAGCTGTGGTCCGGCGACGGGACGTAGAGCGAGACGTACGCACTCGTCATATTGAGCTTGGCACGAACGTTCCAGCCGTGAGCATAGACGAAGACGACATCGGAGCGCCCCGGGAAGTCGAGAGACGACATAAGGCTGGGCATCGGGATCGTCGAGATCACCTTCTCCCCGGAGGAGTTGAAATCAAATTTAGTAGAAAATTTGATCTCGACTCCTCGCGCCATCCGCTCGACGAGGTCGGGCGGGGCGATCCAGCGGTCGGCGACCTCGGGGGCGAGCGGAAGCGAGCGGTCGGAGCGCGAAACCCCGGAGACCTTCCGCGCGTAGGCGAGCGCGTCGGCGACCGGGTTCCTCCACGGGACGACGGCCTTCGTCATCGAGACGCGGCGGAAGGGAATCCCGAGGACGTCGCCGACCGCCGGGGAGCGGAAGCGGAGGACGGCGGAGTGGTTGTTGGGGAGGCTCTCCTGGGCCTCCACGACGACCGGGTCGCGGTGGCGGAGCATCCGCGCGGCGAGTAGGCCGGCCATCCCGGCACCGACGATGGTGATGGCCATTAGCGGTCCTCCGGGAGTTCGGTACGCGAGGCTCCTGCTCGATCAAGAGCGGAGCGGAGGGTCGAGACGATCGTGGGACCGCACTCGTCGCAGACGAGGTACTCTCTCCTCTCGCTCGCTACGTTCGGCTGAACCGTGATCTTGACCCACGCCGGAGGGACGGAGTTCGCGTAGTGACCGCTGGCGTTCTCCTGAACGTGCTCGTCTCCGCAGCCGTCGCAGACGTAGACGAAGGCTCGTGGGCGCTCGCGGATGGTCATCGCTTCTCTCCCGCGCTCGATCGTCCCATCATCGCTTGGACGATCTCAAGCGGCTTCGGAGCTAGCTTCTCCATCACGTCCTCCGCGATCTCCTCGGCGCGCGCCATGCGCTCGGGAGGAAGCTCGGGGGCGTCTCGCGGAGTCTCCAACTCGACGGTGACCTTCGCTCGGAAGCCGCTAGAATCGTGGCTCTGCCAGTACTCTCTCCTCATCGCTTCGTCTCCGGGAAATTGACCTTGAACGGGGAGCGAGGACGCTCGGAGAGGTGCCGAAGCGCCTTCCTCACGTTCTCGACGGTGAACGGCTCCTTCGGGTCGCGCGCGGGGTCGCAAAGCTCGCAGCCCTTCCCCGGCTCCAGGACGTAGACGTCTCCGGACAACTCGCACTGGCAGAGGTGGAGTTCGCTCTGCTCGGCCGCGAGGCGGAGCGCGTCGGCGGTTGTCGCGAGTTCGGCCCCGGTCCCCTCGTCGATCTCCCTCGCGATCGCTCGCTCGCACGCCGCTGCGAGGCGCTCGTACTCCGCCTTCGTGGTCCTCACAGCTCGATCCTCCTCTTCGGGTCTCGGCAGACGTGGCAGGTCCCGTCACGCTCGGTCTGAGAGAAACAACCGCAGCCCTCGCAGAGCGAGAAGACGGCCGGCTCCGGGAGGCTCCTCCCGACTCGGTCGAGCCAGCGGCGGACGCGACGCGCCTCCCTCCACCTCGCGAAGAACTCGGCGAGCGCGCGAATCACTCGGTCACCTTCCTCTCGCCGATCCCCGCGAAGAACACGGGAGCGATCCCGTGCTCACGGTCGAAGACGCAGACCGCGGAGAGCGCGTTACCCCAGCTCCCGGCCATCACGGAGCCGACGACCTCGGCCTCGGCGTGGATCGCCTTCGCGACGTACCAGCCGTCGGGGGTCTCGACGACGAGGGTCGTGGTCGCCCCGTCGTCGCTGGCGTAGAGGTGTCGCTTCATCACGCCAGTCCCTTCTCGATCGCGAGGTCGACGGGGAGCGTGACCTCGACCTTCTTCCCGGGCACGAGCTCGTCGTAGTCGACGTCGACCTCGATCGCCGACTTCGGGAGCCACTCGGCCTCGCCGCGGACGCCGTGGAGCGAGACGAGGACGGCCATCTCGGTCTGGTGGTGGTACGTCATCTTCAGGTCGGTCAGCTTTCTTCCGGTCACGTTATCCTCCTCACCAGGTCTGCCAGCTCGTGAAGCTCCGGCGTAGTGAGCTTCAGGTCAACCGGCTGGGTCCAGCCGTCGCGCCTCGCGCTCTCGGCGCGTGCCACGATCTTAACGGCGAGGTGAGGGCTGAGCGCCGGCTTGGAGACGATGCAGAGCGTCCCGCTCCTCGGCCCCCTCCGGTCCGTCACGACGACCTCGAAGCCGCCGAACTTGATCCTCGCGAGCTTCGGGACCTCGCCGATCGTCTCCGACCACGTCAGGTCGAGGTGGGGGAGGAGCGCGGCGAGGTCGTCCTCCGGAATCGTGATCAGGTTCGTCTCGCGGACGAGCGCGTCGGCGGCGAGGCCCCAGAGTCGAGCGAGCGTGGCGTCGGTCACTTGCTCCTCCATAGCGAGACGAAGCTGTCTAGCTCCGCGATCTCGACGACATCGAGTCGGAGGACGACCTTGACGCGGGGGTCCTTCATCGCCTTGATCTTCGCTTCCCGTATCTTCTTCGCGAGCGCGTCGGTCATCTCGTCTTCTCCTAGTTCGGTGGCTCGGGCCGCGACCCCGGCTTGGCTCCTTCGCGCCGACCGCGTTCCGCTCGTGGAAGAGGAGGCGGAGGCCGACCCCGGCGTGCGCGGGTCGGCGACGACGCTCGGAGGACCACCGCGTTCTAGTCCGGCCTCATCGACTCGACGCTCGCCCCGCAGCGTCCGCAGACCCTCGGGTCGCGCGCGGACGCGACGTGGCCGGGGCAGGCGTCCTCGTCGAACCGGTACTCGCCGATCGCCTCGCGGACCGCGTCGCAGAGGAGGACGTCCTCGTCGCCTTGAGCGGCAAGCGCGACGATGATGCCGTTGACCTTCGACCCGTGGTCAATCTCGCGGGCAACGATCAGCCTCTCCACGAGGAGAACGAGACGGAGCGCGAGCGCCCGGTCGATCGTCGCCGGGAACGGCGGCGGGATCGGGTCGGGGTGGACGACGAAGCCGGGCTCGCCCATCTGAGAGAGGCCGTCCGACGTGTTATATCCGAAGAGACCGACGAGGAGGTTCTGAAGGAGCGCGTCCGGGTCCATCTCCTCCTTCCCGTTGATCGTCGCCGAGCGGTAGGCGTACCGCGCCGCGGCGCGAACCTTCTGAGCGAAGTCGTGACTGCGCGGGTCGTCCTGACCCATCCGGAACGGCATCGGCGGGACGTTCGGCGCGTCGGGGTTTGCCGTGGACCAGTGGTCCCTCGGGAGCGGTATCGACATCGTCGCGAACCCGGAGCCGTCTGGGAGGCGACCGACCTCCTCGATCTTCCCTCCGAGGTCGCGGGCGAGCTTGTTGAGCAGGTCGGGGTTCGTCATGCGGCGTCCTTCCTCTTCGATCCGATCCCGAGCAGTTCGTTGACCTCGTCGGTCGCGAGTGCCGGGAGGTTCTCGACCCGCTCCGCTTCGGGGACGAACGGCGTGGCCTCGGGCCAGCGGGCCGCGAGTGCCCCGACGGTCGTCACGGATTCGAGGATCGCGCGAGCGGCGTGCTCTGCGCGCTTCTTCGCGCTGCGGAGGTCGTCGCTCATCCCCTTCCACGCGAGGAAGGCGACGGCGATCTCGTGTTTCCCGTCGTAGACCCCGAGGCACTGGTCGTGCCGCGAGTGAGGGAACGGGCGTTCCTCCCCGAGACAGAGGCTCTCGTACCTCCCGCCGATCGTGGCGTGGACGTACGCAGAGGTCTCAAGCCACCCCTCCGGGAGGGAGCACATCCGGGAGACGTCGCCCTCGTCGAATGCGTCGCGGTAGATCGCCGCCGCGACGTTGCGAGCGACCTCGACGAGCCTCCGCTCCTCCGCGCCGAAGCGGTGAGCGAGAAGCTCACGAACGATTCGGTCGCGCAGGTAGCCGTTGAGCCTTCTGGACATCGGTCTCTCCTATCTCTCCGACCCGGCGTAGGGCACGAGTCGCCTCTTCGATCTCTGACTCTGGCCCGGCACCCGGTCCTGCTCGTCGTCGATGACGACGTATGGTTCCCCGACCCCCACCGGGGGAGCCTTGGTCTTCTTCCCGCGGTGAGGGCCGACGAGGATCGTGACGACTCTCCAGTTGCGCGAGTATACCTCGATCCTGATCTTCCCCTCTCGCGCCAGGGCCGGGAGCGCGTTCTTGCACCCGAAGGGGAGGTCCGCGTTCGTCGGGCAGCGGTCACCGCGCGCGGCAGACGCCTCGACGAGCGCGAAGACGGCGTCCTTCCTCTCCTGAGTCAGTTCGAGCACCTCTTCCTCCTCTCACCGGAGCCGGACGCGAGACCAGCCGGCTCCGGGAACGCGGGAACGCCACCTACATCCGGTCGTCGGCGGACTCGTCGGCCGGGGCCTCGTCCGGGGCGAACTGCTTCGTGCCGGTCGCGATGCTCTCGTGGAGCGCCTTGCCGCGAACGACGTCGGCGGCGGTCGCGACCCAGAGCGTCTCGCCTCCCTCGCCCGCGTCGCTCGGGTCGAAGAGGTACCACGCCTGCTCGCCGCGCTGACGCAGGGCGGTCTTGATCCGGTAGACGCAGAGCCAGATGTCGGCGCGCGTCCCGTTGATCCGCTTCGAGGCGAGCATCATGTTCCAGCGCTTCGCGACGGTGTGACCCGACGAGGCGAACGGGAGGACGAGGGGCATCGGCTCGAAGTCCTCGCCGTCCTCCTCCGGGAGCATGAAGCCGCCGTAGTACTTCGTCTCCACGAGCATGTTCCCGCTGCTCTTCCGGTACGGGACGAGCTTCTGCTTGTTCTCCGGGTGGGGACGCATCTCGACGTCCCGCGGGTTCTTCGTCATGAAGTCGATCGGGAGCCGCCCGACGTAGCCGGAGCCTCCTCCGCCGCCCTTCCCGCGCGGTATCCACTCGACGATCGCCTCGTCGCGGTAGCAGAGCTGAAACGGGAAGCCGACCTCGCCCTTGATCAGCGGGACCGGCGCGTTCTTGATGAGGATGTCGCCGGCCTCGGCGCCCTTGACGTAGTTCGCGCCGCGCTTCTCGACCTCGGGGCTCTTCGCGTCGAGGACCTTCGCCATCGGGAGGAGGAAGTCCTTCGCCTCCGTGGGGACGCCGGCTCCCTCGGACTTGTAGCCCCTCAGGTGAGCCGGGAGGTTCCCTGTGCTCGGGCCGGTCGTCGCGACCTCGCGCGACGCCTCGCGCCGGGCCGGGGTCTTCGTAGCGGTCTTGGCCATCGTAGTTCTCCTTCTCTCAGGTTATGAGTATGCGTCGTCGCTGACAGTTGTTCTCGGCGTCGTCGAAGACGACGGGGTCGTCGGTCCACCGCTCGGCCGATCCGGGTCGCCCCGGCCAGCACATCCTCCCGCACTGCTCGCAGCAGCGGCGGACGGAGCCGTAGGGCTGGCCGCGCTGCGTGACGAGGTGGAGCGGCTCCGGCGTCGCGTCGATCGAGGTCATCGCGGCCCCCGTGCGATCAGCGACATCATCACGACGAAGAGGATCGTGAGGACGACGAGCGCGACGACGAGCGACTCTTCGCGCGTCTTCTCGTTGACACGCGAGTAGGTCGGCTCGGCCGATGCGGTCGTCGCGACGAGGGACGCGCTCCAGGCCGCGAGCGAGAAGGGGAGGGTGCGCGACGGGTCGAGCGGTCGTCCGTCGGTCCCGAGGTTCTCCGGGCCGCGCATGTAGCCGCAGCCGGCTCCGCAGCGGCGGCGGGGGTCGGTCTTGGTCCGCTTCGTCTTCGCTCCGCACTTCGGGCACCTAGACATCCGTCGTCCTCCCGGCCCGGTCGGTGGCGTCGGCCGCCTCGACGAGCTTCCTCGCTAGCTCCCGCGCGGCCTCCGGAGAGAGCCACGCCTCGGGATCTGAGTGCACGGTCTCACCGACGAGGAGACCGAGGACGATCGGCTCCTCGCCGTAGTTGTTCACGGTGACGCCGACATCGCCGGCCGACCACGGCTCGAACTCGATCTTGTTCCAGGGCGGACTCATCGGTCACCTCATCTCGTAGACGTCGCGAGCGGCCTTCCCGACGACGACCGCTCCGCCGAGTGGGAACGCGGCGAGGAGCTTGATCCACCCGGGAGCGGACGCGACGATCACGACGGTGACGACGACCATGAAGAGGAAGCACAGGACCTCGGCGGCGAGGGCGACGGCCTTGTCGATCTTCACTTCTTCCCTCCCTTGGCGTGCTCGCGGACGTACTGCGCGAGGTCGTGGACGACCTTTAGGCGCTTCCCTCCCGGGTGCTCCGCGACGACCGGGACGACGCCGTGGTTACTATCGGTGAAGCGGAGCTTCGGTATCAGGCGGTGGGCCTCGGCGCGCGCGAGCGACGTCGTGTAGTCGCGGTAGCGGACGTCGCTCCAGTCCTCCGTGCTCCTCATCTCCAGGCGCCAGACGGTCACTCCGGGAACCTCCGGTCGAGCTGGATCGCGGAGAAGACCTCCAGCTCCTCGGCGGTCGGGGTCCAGTCGATCGTCACGTCGTGGGTGACGCCGGGGCAGCACTCGATGACCGGGCAGCGGCAGCCCGGGAGGTTGGCGAACAGGCTCATCGGGAGGTCGCCGTACTGCCAGACCGCGCGGGCCGGAGAGAACTTGACGAGGTCGGCCAGGGACCTGATCACCTTGTCGAGGGGCAGGTCGGCGGCGTCCCCGAAGCGGACGACGCGGTCGATAGGGGAGAGGCCGGGGCGCGTCAGCGCGTCGATCTGAGCGAGGTGGGACGCGCGGAGCGCCGCGCGGGCGGAGACGTCGGCCTCGTGTCGCTTGCTCATGGTCTTCTCCTTCTTCGTCAGACGTCCGGGAGTCGGCCTTCGCCGTACCACACCCTCGGCCGACTCCCTTCGGCCTTCTTCCCTCTTAAGAGCGCGCGCGCATGCGCGCGCTCCGGGACCGGCTCCCCTGGGTCAGGCGAGGGGGACCGGTCCCGGGAAACCTACGGCGCGTCGCCGTTCGCGTAGAGCGGGAGGGACTTCAGGTCGTCCCCCACGCCGAGGTCGGCCGCGACCTTCGCGCGCCGCTTCTCGAACTCCTTCTTCTTCAGAATCTCGACCATCTCGCCCTCAAGCTTCGAGAGGCGCTCGTGCTCGGCCGGGTCGACGCGGGCGACGATCCACGCGACCGGGGTCGGGTCATCAAAGTCGACGGAGACGTCCACCTCGACGACCTTCACGATCGTCGCCTTGTGGCGCGTGCTCGACGGGACGACGACGAGGTCGTCCTTCGCGACCTTTGGGTCGAGGGTCTTGAACATCGTCCGCTTCGGCGCGGACCGGCCGTCGAGGTCCTCCTCGTAGACCGCGAGGACCGCCCTCATGCCTCGGTTGACAAGGAACGCTGCCGTGGTGTAGTTCATCGTCGTTCTCCTCGTTGGCTGAGCCGTGGGCCGGACGGAGTACTCCACCCGGTCGTGATCGTTGAAGTTGAGGACGCGCCGCTCCCGAGAGAGGCGGACCTGCTCGTCGAGGTCCTCGCGGAGGTCGTAGACCCCGGAGACGACCTTGTAGGGGAAGCCGCCGTACTCGGCCGCGACCTCGCGCGCGCTCCTCCCCGGGAAGACCGGGACGAAGGACGGAGCGCCGTCCCTCTCGTCGCGGACGGCGACGACGTGAGTCGCGCTCTCGCCGCGGGCGCGGTAGAGGGCGGAGAGCAGGGGCTGGAGGCGGCCGTCCATCGCTAGGTGACCCTCCTCGTCGAGGCGATCTTGTTGCGGAGCCGGAAGCACCCGGCCCGGGCGACCCACCCGATGACGGTCACGTGGGTGACACCGTGCTTGGGGAGGAACATCTTGAGCGGTAGGCCGAGGAGGTAGTCCGCCACCGCGGCGACCCGGCGCTCCCTCGACGTCCGCGGTCGGCCCCTCGTCACTCGTCGTCTCCCGCGCCCTCGTCGTCGCGGTCCTTCACGCGGACGACGCGGCCGACCGATCCGCCGATCGCCTCCAGCTCCTTCGCCGAGAGGGTCTTGCGGTGGTCCTCGTAGGTCTCGCGGAGCCACGCGGAGAGCGTCCCCTTGTGAACCGACTGCTTGAGGTCCGCGACCGCGCCCTTGATCTTCAGCTTCTTGACGAACGCCATCACCTTCTTCGCGGCGGCGAGGTTCCCCTTGGGGAGGCGGGCCTCGATGGTCGCGCGGATGAGGCCCTCGGCCTTCCTTGACTTGAGCACGGCGTAGGCCGCCTCCTTCCGCTTCGGGTCCCACTTCGCCGAGATGCTCGCGGAGTAGTAGCTGTGAAGCTCGAAGTCCATCCCGCGCTTGTTGCCGGAGGGAGGGGCGCCGATCTTGTCGGTCCCGGCCGCGTCCATGAGCGCGGGAAGCTCCTCCTGAAAGAGCCGGTTGAGGTCGCGCTTCTTCTCCTCGACCCTCGCGAGGAGGTCGTCGATCTCCAGGCGGAGGTCGCGGGCGCTCGCGGCCTTCGCGCGGAGGAGGTCGAGCTTGTCGGAGGGGGCGGCGCTCGCGCTAGTGGCCGCGGCGCGAGCGACCTCGGGGGACGGCTGAGTCGTCATTCGGGGGGTCTCCTCTTCCACGACTCGGATAGGATCACGCCGCCTCGGTTGGAGCTACAAATATTTTTTCCCAAGAAAATCGAAATTTTACACATCGACGCGGTTCGGGTTAGGCTTCGATTCTCTCCTCCCGGGGCCAAGGCCGCACGCCGCATCACCACCGGGACGGAGAGGACCCGCGGGCCGGCGCCCCTCCCTCCTCCCGGAGACCAGGAGCGCGGCCCGCGGGCTTCCGCGCGGAGGAGGTCACCGTGAAAATCAAGAGTGCAGCGTCGGACCTCGTCGGCATCGCGGTCGGCGTCGAGCCGCGCACCTACCCCCTGCCGGAGCCGGCCGAGCCCGGCCCGGTCGCGAGGTTCGCGGCGACGGCGAGGCGCCACCCGTGGTCACTCGTCATCGGCGTCGGAGTCGGCGTCGGGATCGGAATCTTACTAGGGAGGCTGATCTGATACTGAACGTCATCTCGCTCGGGGCCGGAGTTCAGAGCACCGCGATGGCGCTGATGGCCGCTCGCGGGATGATCACGCCGATGCCGGACGCGGCGATCTTCGCCGACACGCGGGACGAGCCGGCCGCCGTCTACGAGCACCTCAGGTGGCTGATGTCCGGCGTCCTCCCGTTCCCGGTCTACGTCACCTCCGAGCGCGGGCGGCTCTCCGAGGCCGTCTTCGCCGGCTACAAGGACGCGCGGCCTCCCTTGTTCATCAAGACGAAGAAGGGACGCGGGATGCTCGGGCGCCAGTGCACGCGCAACTTCAAGCTCCGGCCGATCCGGAGGAAGGCGCGGGAGATTCTCGGCGTCGGCTCCCGCTCGTACGTCGCGCCGGGGGCGATCTCGATGTGGATCGGAATATCCGTCGACGAGATCATCCGCGCGCGGCCGTCCGGCATCCGCTTCCTCGCGAACCGCCACCCGCTCCTCGAACTCGGGAAGACGCGCGACGGCTGCCTGGAGTGGCTCGCGGCGGAGGGCTACCCCCGGCCGCCGAAGTCGAGCTGCGTCTACTGCCCGTACAAGAGCGACCTTCAGTGGGCGACGATGAAGAGGGACGAGCCGGCTGAGTTCGCCTACGCCGTCGCGTTCGACGCCGGGGTCCGGTCGCGCGCGATGGTCGAGCTGTACGGGAAGGCCGGGTACGTCCACCCGTCCCTCGTCCCGCTCGGCGAGGTCGACTTCGGGACCGGTCGCGACGAGAAGAACGAGTTCATCAACGACTGCGAGGGGATGTGCGGGGTATGAAGGTTCAGTGGCTCACGACGGCCCCGAACCCGCGGAACCCGGCGACCGGACCGGACGCCGGCCGGCGCGGCTGGAAGCTCCACGCCGTCGAGACCGACTCGGACTCGTTCCACGAGATCAGGTTCTCCGCGGCGGCGTGCGGCCTTCGGCCGAGCCACGGCTGGGACCTCGACATGTTCGTCGTCGACAAGTGCACGCGGTGCGAGAGGAAGATGAAGGCATGATCATAAAGATGATCGAGGGCGCGACGCGCGTGCTCGGGAAGTCCCAGGGCTACCTCGGGCTCCCGCTCCGGGACCAGTCCGCGGAGACCGGCGGGAACGTTCTCGACCTCAAGTACGACTGCAGGGTGAACGGGCCGGACACGCCGGAGATGGTCACGGCCTGGGAGCCGACGCCGGATGAGGTAGAGAGGCTCTCCAGGGGAGCGCCTCTCTACCTTCACGTCGTGGGGACCGGCCACCCGCCCGTCAAGCTCGTCGTCGGGGAGGCTCCTCCCCCTCCTCCCAGGTCTCATCGACTCGACGAGGCGCTCGCGATCTACTTCGCGCTCGCGTCCGTGGTCGCGTCGGCCGGAGGAGAGGTCCGCGTCGCCCTCGACGAGGACTTCGAGCGGCGCCAGGTCAGGGTCTCGATCGAGGGCGACGAGGTCGTCGTCCGCTCGGAGCCGCGCGCGTGAGCCGGCTCCTCCGGTGGCTCGACGACTGGGCGTGGGCCGCGCGCGTGAGGCGCGCGCGGAGGGCGAGGCGCGGGCTCTCGTTCTCTGGGAGGGCGCGGTTCGACGCGGCGCTCCGGCCGAGGCTCCGTCAGGAGCCCGGGCTCGTCGTGGCCTACCCCGACGCGTTCTACCACGTCCGGGACGAGGACCTCTCCTGCGCGGAGAAGGCGGCCGCGGAGCACCGCGAGAGGACCGCGGACGAGGAGCACCAGGCGCGGCCCGACTCCGGGCGGCGGGGAGGACACGCGCGATGACGACGTCGCGGTCGCCGCTCCGGGTACTCGTCGCTCAGGCTCGGAAGATAGCCGAGGTGATGAAGCGCGCGGAGCGCGGCGAGAAGATCGACGTCGCGTTCGCTGCGAAGATCGAGAACGCGCGCGGGCGGGAGGCGGTGAAGTTCGGCGTCGTCATGGACGACAAGGTCGTCACCGTCGAGGTCGCGTGGAGACTCGTGAGGGAGACTAGCGAGGCCGGGCTCGCGGAGCACGTGCTCAAACTGATGAGGGAGTCGAGGGAGACGAGGCACTGATGACGAAGGAAGAAGAGGACGTCGTGTGGTCGGCCTACCTCGGCATCTGCGTCCTCAAGACGATGTGCGCGAGGGCTCGCCTCGACGCCGGGGCGCGGAGATCGTCGGAGCTTCTCGTCGAGCTTGGGACGGCGTTCCCGTTCCTGGGGGAGCGCGTCGGGAAGTCGGCGCTGAGGGAGAAGAAGGAATGATCGTCGCCGGGACCGGCCACAGGCCGATGAAGCTCGGAGGGTACGGCGAGGACGTCCTCGCGCGGCTCGTCGGGCTCGCGGAGAAGTACCTCAAGGGGGAGAGGCCCTCCGAGGTCGTCTCCGGGATGGCGATCGGGTGGGACACCGCGCTCGCGCTCGCGGCGCTCTCGCTCTCGGTCCCCCTCGTCGCGGCGGTGGCCTTCGAGGGCCAGGAGAGCCGGTGGCCGGTCGAGGGCCAGCGGAGGTACGAGCGCGTCCTCGCGAGCGCCGCGCGGGTCGTCGTCGTGACCGGCGGCGGCCACGCGGACTGGAAGTTTCAGGCGCGGAACGAGTGGATGGTGGACCACTGCGACCGGCTCGCGGCGCTCTGGGACGGCTCGGCCGGGGGAACGGCGAACTGCGTCAGCTACGCGCGGAGGCACCGGCCCGGCGTCGCGATCGACAACCTGTGGGACGAGTGGAGGACGACGTGAGCGGCGCGCGGCGGACGATCCCGGTCGAGCGCGTGAGGTGGATGTGGGAGCGCGGCTACTCCGTTCCGCGGATCGTCGCGACGATCGGGAGGGTCGACGGGTCGAGGTTCACGGCGGGAGCGGTCCGGAAGGTGATCCAGGAGGAGCGGGCGAGGGACCCGGCGTCGTTCCCGCTCCGGCGCGCGCCGCGCGACCCTCCGAATGACGATGGGATAAGCGAGGCGACTCAGAGGCCACTGGGAATCTAGAGGAGGAGAGCGTGAAGGAGGAGAGCGTGAAGGAGAAGACGGTGACGATGGTCGAGCTGAGGAGGAGAGTCGGAGCGATCTCGTACGCGATACGCGAGCGCGGCGAGACGTTCGTCCTCACGTACCAGGGGCGGCCGTTCGCGCGCCTCGGGCCGCTCGACGACGCGACGACGATCGCGGCGGACGGGACCGTGCGGGGGCCTCTCCCGCTCACACACCGACGACCAGAGCTGATCGGGCGATAGGAGGAGACGCGTGGAGGCGATCCTGAGGAGGCTACGCGCGGCCGGGTGGCGCGTCGCGGTTCACAACGACTATCGGCTCCGCGGGCGACACTTCACGTTCTGGCTACTCACTCACGGCTCCGGACGATTCGTGAAGGGCGAGGGCCGGACCGACGCGGAGGCGCTCGCGAAGATCGAGGACGAGATCGATAAACTCTGAGGAGGCCGGCTTGGCGAAGAAGAAGACGACCCCGGCGAGGGGGAAGAAGAGCGCGCGCGCCGAAGTCGAGCGCGGGTCGGCGACGCCGGCCCTCGACGCGTACGCCGAGAGGATCGGCGCGGAGAAGCTGAACTTCCGGCGCTACATCGTGAAGGAGCAGCGCGGGTCGTACTACATCGAGAGGGGGCTCGTTCGCCTCGGCGCCGACGGGTCGATCCGGGTCTCGAAGAAGGACCTGGAGCCGACGAAGGCCGAGGCCGACGCGATCGCGCTGGAGATCGCGGCGTCGGACTGGCCGGTCGCGGTCGGGGCGACAGAGGCCCAGGTCAAGGCGCTCCGGGCGCGCTGCTCGGGGGAGCTTCACGTCTTCTGGGACCTCCGGAGGAAGTCGGTGGTGATGTGTCAGGAGCGGATCGGGACGCGGGAAGGGGGGAAGGCCTACGTGCCGTGGACGTTCTTCTCCGACGGCGAGTGGCGTCGCCTGGAGCCCGACGGGGCGCTCCCGTTCTGGAAGCCGGAGCGGCAGACGCCGAGGATCATGGTCCACGAGGGCGCGAAGGGCGCGAAGTTCGTCGACGGGCTCGTCAACGACCCGGCGAGGCGCGAGGAGCTTGAGGCTCACCCGTGGGGCGAGGAGCTGGCCGGCTACTGCCACTGGGGGATGATCGGCGGGGCCCTGGCTCCGCACAGGGCCGACTACGACGAGCTTCGCGCGGCGAAGCCGTCGGAGACCGTCTACGTCTGCGACAACGACTGGGAGGGACAGTCGGCTCTCCAGGAGGTCTCGCGCGCCTACGGCGGCTCGCTGAAGGGGATACGGTTCGACAAGCGGTGGCCGCCCCAGTGGGACCTCGCCGACGAGATGCCGAAGACGCTCTATAAGGGGAGGCGGTTCCTCGGTCCGAGGCTCGCGCGGCTCGTCGTCTCCGCGACCCACGCGACGGAGCTTGTCTCCGACGGCGGGAAGGGGAGGCCGTTCGCCGTCCTCCGGCGCGCGTTCCGCGAGGAGTGGTACCACTCCGTCAAGCCCGAGGTCTTCGTTCACAGGGACTGGCCGAACCTCATGCACACGGCTCAGGAGTTCAACTCTCACGTCCGGCCGTTCTCCGACACGGACGACACCGCGCGGCTCCTAAAGGCCGACGCCGCGTCGAAGTCGGCAGACCTGAAGTACGACCCGAGCCGGAGGCCGGGAATATACTCGGCCGGGGACGGCGGGAGGTTCATCAACACGTACTGGCCGCCGGACATCCGCGAGGAGGAGGGGTCGGCCGAGCCGTTCCTCGACTTCATGAGGGGCCTCGTCCCCGACGAGGGAGACCGGACGGAGCTCACGCGGTGGGTCGCGACGCTCGTCGCGCGGCCAGAGGTGAAGATGTCGTACGGCGTGCTGATGATCTCGGAGGTGCAGGGCGTCGGGAAGGGGACGCTCGGAGAAAAGATACTGGCTCCCCTAGTGGGAGCCAGTAATGTTTCTTACCCCTCGGAGAAGGAGATCGTCGACAGCAGCTTCAACTACTGGCTCGCGCACAAGCGGCTCGCGGTGATTCACGAGATATACGCCGGCCACTCCTCGAAGGCCTACAACAACCTGAAGACGATCGTGACCGACAAGATGGTGACGGTCTCGAAGAAGTACATGGCGAACTACGACGTCGAGAACTGGCTCCACTGCTTCGCGTGCTCGAACTCGATGAGGGCGATCCAGCTCTCGGCCGACGACCGGCGCTGGTTCGTCCCCGAGGTGACGGAGGAGAAGCGGACGAAGGAGTACTGGAACGAGCTGAACAGGTGGCTGGAGGAGGGCGGGCTCGGGATCGTGCTGAGGTACTGCCGCGAGTGGCTCGCCGAGAACGCGGCCGTCGAGCGGTCGGAGGCCGCGCCGTGGTCGAGGCAGAAGGAGGCGGTCGTCAAGGAGGGTTACTCGCCGGGGATGACGCTCGTCTCCGAGTTCCTGGACCAGGTAGAGGACGCGATGAGGCAGGACCGCCCGGAGACGCGCGACTGGCTCGCGCGGAACGCGCGGCCGTCGGGCGCGAACGGGGTCTGGAAGAGCCCCGGCGCGGTCGTCTACGACAAGGCCCTCGTCGAGCTGATAAAGAACCAGATACACGAGGGCCGGGCGAGCGACCGCCTGGAGAAGCCGCTGACGGTGAGGAAGGTCGCGAAGGCGAAGGGGTGGCACGTCCACCCCGAGGAGAACCACGCCCACGGGGCCCACGGTAAGGTCCTCTGCTCGAACGCGGCGATGACGCGGATCGCGATGAAGGAGCTGATGGAGAGGGTCAAGCCGCTCGACGTCCGCGACCTCGCGGCGTCGTGGTTCAAGATGTGAGGGGAGAGATCGGATGACGTGCGAGGCGGAGGAGATCGCGGACGGGATGCTCGACGACGCGACGCGGCGGAGGATGAACTACAGCGTCCTCGCGCTCGGCGAGCCGGCGTTCGGGCACCACTGGAGCGGGCGCGGGGCCTACGGCGTAACGTTCGACGTCCGGGCGGAGCGGAGCGCGGCGCGGGAGTGGATCGTCGCGGCCCTCGCGGCGGGGTTCACGGTGTTTCACTCCTCGCGGCGAGGGGGCTGGAGCGGAGGAAGAAGACTAGAGCGCGAGGAGGAGCGAAAAACGTTAAAACGTCTCAACCGTTAACCATTCTCTGGTCGGGACCAAAAAACGAGGTATTGATTCTATTAGCTTATTTTTTTCCATTTTCCATTTTTGGGTCCTAACGGATACTTCTAGTAAGAAGTTATAGTAAGTAAGAAAGTAAAAATAGCGAAAGGGGGTAGAGTTCTCCGTTCCAGGTCAAAAATGGAAAATGGAAATGCGATATGTAGCGATATCAATAACTTAGCAGTTTCCATTTTTCGGACCCTTCCCCCGGAGCCCCGGTTCGCGGTAGTCGTCGGTGGAAATAGGAGATTTTCAACAATGGCCGCGCCGAAGCGAAAGCCTGCTAGCAAGGAGCTGGTCGTCCGCGACAAGCGCGCGAAGAACGGCGGGCCGCGCCCGAACTCCGGCCGCAAGGAGGGATCGACGACGCTCCTCACGCGTAAGACGGCGCAGGAGATATGCGACTCGGGCGAGAGCCCGCTTCACCTGATGCACGAGAACATGCTCTTCTGGTGGAAGGCCGCGACGTCGCTCGGCGAGAGGCTGAACGAGATCATCCTCGGCGCGGAGGATGACCCGGAGACCGCGCTCGACCCCGAGGCCCGCGCCGAGGCGGTGAAGGTCCTCGCGAACTTCCTCGCGGCGCGCGACCGCGCCCAGGCCTGCGCGGTAGACGCCGCGCCCTACTGCCACCCTCGCCTCCAGGCGATCCAGCTGAAGGGGAAGATCGAGGGCGAGGTCCGCGCGATCCTCGGCCCGATGACTCCTCAGCAGGCGGCCGAGGCTTACCAGGAGATGATCCGGTGAAGCTCGTTGTCCACCCTTCCTCCGCCAAGACGATCGAGGCGATCCTCGCCGACGAGAGCCGTCGCTCCGCGTCGCGACGGAGGGCGCTCGGTATCGCCGCTCCGCTCCTCGCCGTCCTCGCCGTCGCGTCGCTCGCGCTCGCTGTCAACCTCCTAGCCGCCCCCTCGCCGAGGACGATGCTCGTCGGAGGAGTTCGAACGTCCTCGCCGTCGCCCGGCGTGACGCGACGGTGCGTCGACTCCGCCCAGACCGTCTGCACCTGGTCGAGTAGCCGATGAACGTCAGGCCGGCTCGCGAGGTCTTCGAGAATCTAGTTCCGAGGACGAAGGAGCCGTGGCCCCCGGACTACGTCGCGGTCTTCGCGGAGCGTCAGCGTCGCCTCGTCGCGATGAGGAAGGACCGCCGCCTCGCGGTCGGCGCGATGGAGTACTACCGGACGCGCCCGGTCGAGTTCATCTCCGACTGGTGCGACACCTACGACCCGCGCAACGCGGGCGGCGACCTCCCGATGAGGCTCCCCTTCGTCCTCTTCCGGCGCCAGCGCGAGCTGATCGAGTTCTTCTACGCGTGCCTCACGAGCGAGGAGTGCGGTCTCGTCGAGAAGTGCCGCGACATGGGGGCGACGTTCGCGGCCTGCGCCTTCTCGGTCTGGCTCTTCCTGTTCTGGCCGGGGTCGTCGGTCGGCTGGGGGTCGCGGAAGGAGGACCTCGTCGACAAGCTCGGCGACCTCGACTCGATCTTCGAGAAGATGAGGTTCATCGTCCGCGGCCTCCCGCCGGAGTTCATCCCGGCCGGCTTCGACGAGGCCACGAACATGTCGTTCATGAGGTTCGTGAACCCTCAGACGATGGCGACGATAACCGGCGAGAGCGGGGACAACATCGGCCGCGGCGGGAGGAAGCTCGTCTACTTCAAGGATGAGTCGGCCCACTACGAGCGGCCCGAGAAGATCGAGGCGGCCCTCACTGACAACACGCGCGTTCAGATCGATATGTCGTCGGTCAACGGGCTCGGGAACGTCTTTCACACGCGGCGCGAGAACGGCGCCGAGTACGTCCCCGGCCGCGCGATGGAGAAGGCTCGGACCTCGGTCTTCGTGATGGACTGGCGCGAGCACCCGGCGAAGAGTCAGGCGTGGTACGACGCGCGCAAGAAGAAGTCGAAGGACGACGGGCTCCTTCACATCTTCGCCCAAGAGGTGGACCGCAACTACTCGGCCGCGATCGTCGGCGTCATCATCCCGGGCGAGTGGGTCGCCGCCGCGATCGACGCGCACCTCGCGCTCGGCTTCAAGGACGACGGGATGTACGGGGCCGGCCTCGACGTCGCGGACGAGGGCGGCGACACGAACGCGCTCGCGGTACGGAAGGGCCTCGTCCTCAAGAGCGTCGAGGAGTGGGGCGACCGCGACACCGGGTTCACTACCAGGACGGCCGTCGACGGAGTGAAGAGGTTCGCGCCGATCGAGCTTCAGTACGACTCGGTCGGGGTCGGGGCGGGAGTCAAGGCCGAGGCGAACCGCCTGAAGGCCGAGAAGCAGATGCCGAGGAACGTCTCCCTCGTCGCCTGGAGCGCGGGAGCGAGCGTCCTCGACCCGCGCGGGAGGGTCGTCCCGGGCGACAAGAACTCGCCGATAAACGAGGACTTCTACGAGAACCTCAAGGCCCAGGCGTGGTGGCAGCTCCGCCGCCGGTTCGAGGTGACCTACCGGGCGCGGACCGAATCGGGATACACGTTCCGCCGCGGCGATCTCATATCGCTCCCGAGCGACCTCCCGCTCCTCGCGAAGCTCCGCAAGGAGCTTTCTCAGGCGACCGCGGGACCTAGCAAGAGGTTGAAGCTAGTGGTGAACAAGCAGCCGGAGGGGACGAAGTCTCCGAACCTCGCCGACGCCGTCGTGATGGCGTACTGGCCGGTCCCGGCCCACGAGCCCGCGCGAGCCGCCGTCGGGACGTATCAGGTAGCGTCGTAGTAGGGAGAGCGCGATGGCAGACTACCCCGCGAGCGGAGCCCCGGCGGCCGTCCCCGGCGACCCGAGGCTCGATCCCTCGACGAAGTCGAAGGACTACCGCGCGATGGAGGGAGGCTGGACGAAGATCAGCGACATCGTCGCCGGGGCGGAGGTGATCAAGGCGAAGCGGACGACCTACCTCCCTCAGTACTCGCGGGAGTCGAGCGCGGCCTACAGCGTCCGCCTCGCCTCGGCCCCGTGGCGACCAGAGTTCACCGACGCCCTGGACAACTTATGCTCGAAGCCGTTCACGAAGAAGGTGAAGGTGAACTCCGACGCGCCGGACGAGATACAGGGCACGCCGGTCGAGGAGGAGGGGACGAGCGAGCCGCTTCCCGAGCCGCTCCCGGGCGCTCCACCGGCGAAGAAGCCGGTTCCGAAGAAGCGCGAGGGCGGCTTCGTCGACGACGTCGACGGGACTGGCAACTCGCTTCACGACTTCGCGCGCGAGACCTTCAAGAAGGGGATCGCCTACGGCCTGGAGGCTATCTACGTGACGTATCCGGCCGACGTCCCGGAGCGCGCGACGGTCGCCGTCGAGAAGAAGATCGGCGCTCGGCCGTACTGGGTTCACGTCCGCGGCGACGCGATCGTTCAGTGCCTCTTCAAGACGGTCGCGGGGAGGACGGTGATCTCTCACATCCGCTTCCTGGAGTGCGAGGTCGTCAAGGACGGGTTCGCCGAGGCGACGATCGATCGCGTCCGCGTCCTCGAACTCGACGCGCTCGACCAGCCGACGTGGCAGACGTGGACGAAGAGGGCAGACGGGAAGTACTACATGGACGCTCAGCCCGTGCTCCTTAAGGGCGTCTCCGAGATTCCTGTCGCGCTCTTCTTCACGGGAGAGCGGAGCGGGACGTACTACGTGAAGTCGCCGATGCTCGACCTCGCGAACATGCAGATCGAGCTGTACCACTCGCTCTCGCGGAAGGACCGAATCCTCACGCTCGCCGGGTCGCCGATGCTCGTCGGGAACGGGATGGCCCCGCCGAAGCCGACCGACGAGAACGTCACGGCCGAGGGGACGGACTACTACGTCGAGAACGAGAAGGCGCCTCAGGTCGAGGTCGGACCCGGCGTCGTCCTCTTCGCACCGCCGAAGGCCGAGGGAGTTCAGTCGTCGTGGGACTACATCGCTCCCCCGGCGGCGAACATCAAGGAGGTCCGCGAGGACGTCAACGACACGATGGAGGACTTCCGTCGACTCGCGAAGCAGCCGACGACGTCGAAGTCGGGGACGATGACGGCGACCGGCGCGGCGATCGAGGGCGCGAAGTCTCACTCCGCCGTCGAGGTCTGGGCGAACGGCCTGAAGGACGTCCTCGACCAGGCGATGAAGTACACCGCGGAGTGGATGAAGATCAGCGACACGGTCTCCGTGGAGGTCCACACCGACTTCGGCGTCGACATCAACGGCACGGAGGAGATGAAGATCATCGGCGCGATGGAGGGGCGCGGCGTCCTCTCGCCCGAGACGGAGCGGTCCGAGGCCGCGCGCCGCGGCATCCTATCCCCGAGCTTCGACGAGGACGAGGAGGTCCGGAAGATCGCCGAGCACCAGGCGAACTCGATGCTCGACGGGGAGGAACAGATAGACCCGAAGACTGGTCTCCTGATCCCTCCGAAGAAGCCCGTCACCGTCCCTCCGAAGAAGCCCGTCGCGGCGCCAGCGACGATGCAGTAGGGACGGTCCAGGAGAGGCCCCTCTTCCCGGCTCCTGCTAGAATCGGTCTATAAGCTTTGTCCCGTAGGCCGGGCGGATGCCCGGCGAGGCAGGAGTCGAGGCGGATGCCTCACGAAAGGACGCGAAGATGAAGCTCAAGATCGTAGAGGTAGCAGGCAAGAAGTACGCCGAGATCACCGAGGACGGGACGAAGCCGATCTACGTCCACGAGGACGGGAAGGAGGTCCCGTTCGACGCCCCGGCGACGGTCGCGAAGATCGGTCAGCTCAACGGGGAGGCGAAGAGCCACCGCGAGCGAGCCGAGGGCCTCGACCTCAAGCTCAAGCCGTTCGAGAAGATTACGGACCCGGTCGCGGCCCTCGCCGCCCTCGACACCGTGAAGAACATCAAGGACGGCGAGCTGATCGCCGCCGGGAAGGTCGAGGAGATCAAGACCCAGGCCCGGAAGGCGGCCGAGGAGACCGTCGCGAACGCCGCGAAGGCGGCGGCGGAGGCCCTCGCGATCTCGAAGGCCGACAACGACAAGCTCCGCGGTCAGCTGAACTCGACGCTGATCGGCGGGAGCTTCTCGCGCGCGAAGATGATCACGGACGAGAAGCACACGACCCGCCTCGCGATCCCCGCGGACGTCGCGGAGGCGGTCTTCGGGAAGCACTTCAAGGTCGACGAGAACACCGGCGAGGTCGTCGGCTACAAGACCCCCGGCGGGACGGAGCAGGTCTTCTCGCTCACGAACCCCGGGTCGGTCGCGAAGTTCGACGAGGCGCTTGAGATCATCGTCGGGAGCTACCCGAACAAGGACCAGATCGTCCTCGGGAAGAACGCGAAGGGGGACGGCGCTCCCCACAATCAGCGCCACCAGGCGAACGGCGGCGGGAAGACGATCACGCGCGCCGAGTTCAACGCCCTCGACCCTGCCTCTCAGCGGAAGGTCGCCATCCCGGGGACCGCCGACTCGCGGCAGATACAGGACTAGACGACGTCGGGGCGGGGTCGGATGGCCCTCCCCGGCGAGACGGAAGGCCGGCTTCCTTGGATGAGGAACGGCGCACGCGGCGGACGCCGCAAGGCGAAGTTCTTCACCGGTCATACAAGGAGGCTCAAGAGCCATGGCCAACACCCTCACGGGTCTCATCCCGACCCTCTACGAGTCGCTCGACGTCATCGCGCGCGAGCTCATCGGCGCGATCCCGGCGGTGACCCGAGACAGCCAGGTCGCCCGCGCCGCGAAGGGGCAGACCGTCAGCTCGTTCGTCGCGCCCGCGGTCACGGCGTCCGACATCACGCCGGGCGTGACCGCGCCGAACGACGGCGACCAGGTGATCACGAACATCCCGATCACCATCACGAAGTCCCGCTACGTTCCGATCCGCTGGAACGGCGAGGAGCAGAAGGGCCTGAACAACAACGGACCGGGCGCGAGGGCGATCCTCACGAACCAGTTCACCCAGGCGTTCCGCACGCTCGTGAACGAGGTCGAGACCGACGTCGTGAACACGGCGCGCGTCGCCGCGTCGCGGGCCTTCGGCTCGGCCGGCGCCGCTCCCTTCGGGACGGCCGGCGACCTCTCGGACGTCGCCGGGGCGCTTCAGATCCTCGACGACAACGGAGCCCCGCTCTCGGACCGTCAGCTCATCCTCGGGTCGGCGGCGATGGCGAACCTCCGCGGCAAGCAGTCCGTCCTCTTCAAGGTGAACGAGGCCGGGACCGACGGTCTCCTCCGCGACGGCGTCGTGGGTCGCCTGGAGAGCTTCGACATTCATAACTCGTCGGGCGTCAAGGCGGTCGTCAAGGGCACCGGCACGGCGTACACCTCGACCGCGGCCGGCTTCCCGGTCGGGACGACCTCGATCCCGCTCATCACGGGCTCCGGCACGATCCTCGCCGGAGACGTCGTGACGTTCGCGGGCGACACGAACAAGTACGTCGTCGTCACCGGCATCGCGGCGCCGGGCACGATCGTCATCGGCGCTCCCGGCCTGCGCATCGCGCTCCCGGCGGTGGCCACGGCGCTCACGGTGGGGAACAACTTCACCCCCAACATCGCGCTCTCGAAGTCGGCGATGGTCCTCGCGACCCGCGCCCCGGCCGTCCCGCTCGACGCCTCCGGAAACCCGATGGACATGGCGGAGGACCGCTACCTCCTCACCGACCCGTACTCGGGGATTACGTTCGAGATCAGCCTCTACCTCCAGTACAGGCAGGTCAAGTACGAGGTCGGCCTCGCGTGGGGCCAGGCGGTCGTGAAGCAGGAGAACGTCGCCCTGCTGCTCGGCTAGTAGCAGCGGAACAGAGCGGCCCGCGGAGGAGTTCTCCGCGGGTCCCCGAGACGAACCGAACAAACGAGGAGCCACACGATGGCAAACGCGAAGGAAGACGTGAAGGTAACGGCCACCGACGTGAAGGAGGCCCAGAAGGCTCAGGCCGCCGAGATCAAGAAGGAGAAGATCGAGGCGAAGACGAAGGAGCAGCGCGACAAGGAGATCGCGGACGCTCACGCCGAGGTCGTGAAGCTCGACAAGGTCGCCGAGGAGAAGCGCCTCGTCGCCGATGGCAAGCTCTCGAAGGAGCAGGTCGAGGCGAACAAGGCGAGGCAGGACGCGGACGACGCGCGGGCCGAGCTCAACCGGCTCCAGACCGACGTCGGTCCGCTGACGCCGGCCGACGTCCACACCATCGCCGAGGCGAAGACGCTCGGCTACGGGAAGCCGGAGGACCTCCCGGCGGGGTCGCACTTCGCCCAGAAGTTCGGTAACGACCCGGCGAACCCGAAGCCCGCCCCCGGCCTCCCCGAGCAGGACTCGGCGAAGACCGTTCGCCTCTCGCGCACCACGCCGGACTCGCGCGAGAAGGTCTACTCCTTCTGTCACCCCGACATGGTCGGCGACAACCTCCGCGCCGGCTGGAACCGGGACGAGATTCAGGTCCCTCAGGTTCCTCCGGAGGAGGACCGCGATCAGGTCGAGCACAACCAGAAGCTCGAAGCCGACGCGCTCGGCTAGCCTTCGACGGGCGGCTCCCACGCTAAAATTTCCCCGCGGGGATCGTCCCCGCGGGCCTACCCGAAGGAGTGAAGCATGAGTGAGAACAACGCGGTTCACGTTCGACCGGAGGTCCTCGCAGCCGCCGCGGCGGCGGCCCAGGCCGCGGTGACGACCGCGATGAAGCAGCCGATGGTCGCCGGCCCGTGTCCGACCGTCCGCGTCGTCGACGACCGTGCTCCCGGCGGCTTCGTCGTCATCAATCAGAGCGACCTCACGGAGGACCACGTCGTCTGGGAGGAGCCGAAGGTCGCGAAGAGGAAGATCGAGGCCGACGAGGCGCGGCGCGCCTCGACCGAGCCGAAGCGCGCGGTCCACCGCGGGTCCGGCGAGTGGTACGTGATGCGCGGGGACTTCGACGTCTCCGGACCCCACAAGAAGAAGGAGGCCGAGCGCCTGGCCTCGGCGGCGGAGGACTAGGCCGATGCTCATCGCGGTCGGAGCAGTCGCGTTCTTCCTCGGCGCCCTCGCGCTGACGTACTACTGGGTCGCTGGGCTCATGCCGTGGGGCGTCGCCTACGAGCCGGGGAAGGACGGGAGCCGCTAGATGGCCGTCACGCTGACCATGGAGACGGGGGCCGGCATCCCGGCCGCGAACGCCTACCAGGACGAGGCGCTCTGGAAGGCTTGGGCGGACCAGCGGCTCTACGTCTACACCTCGTTTTCGAGCGACCAGGTCAAGTCGTCGCTCGTCCGGGGAGCGCAGTGGCTCGACACGACCTACCGCGTCAGCTGGCCCGGGGTCCGGACCTTCGGGCCGGCCGGCCAGGGCCTCCTCTGGCCGCGCAAGGCCGGGAGGTTCGTCAACGGCGTCTTCGTGAACTACGGCCCGCTCGCGACGGTCGTCGACTCCGAGGGGAACGCGATCCCCGTAAACGCGATACCGATCGAGATGAAGCTCGCCCAGAACGAGGCGGCGTGGCGCGAACTCGTCTCGCCCGGGTCGCTCGCGCCCGACCTCGATCGCGGAGGCGCGATCAAGAGCCTCAAGGCCGGCTCCGTCGGGATCGAGTACTTCGGGAGCGCGAGCGCGATGACGACCTTCGTCGCGATCGACGCGATCCTCGCGGGCCTGATCACCGGCTCGGAGACGAGCGAGTACACGGCGCGTGCGGTGAGAGCGTAGGGAGGCGAAGATGGGAAGCCCCGGTCAGCCGAGAGACGACCACGGAATGTGGTCCAGCGGCGGAGGCGTCGGTCCGCGAACGAGCGGGACCGCCGGTCGCAGCCCGGGAAAGACCGACCAGATGAAGCACGGCTTCTCCGTGAACCCGAAGACCGGACCGACGCCTCAGCAGCGCGAGGCCGCCGCGCGCGAGATGTTCGGGAGCGGACCTCGGCCGAAGCGATAGGAGACCAAGATGCTCGGAACGATCCTGCTGATCATCCTCGTCCTGCTCCTCGTCGGGGCGCTCCCGACGTGGAACCACTCGGCCTCGTGGGGCTACGGCCCCTCCGGGGGCCTCGGGCTCGTCCTCGTGATCCTCCTCATCCTCGTCCTCCTCGGGAAGCTCTGATGCGCTACTCCATCGACAGGGAAGACCCCGGCCACGAGGCCTGGCGCAAGCTCGTCGCGGAGCGTAGGCACCTCGACATCTTCCTCGACGACGCGCGGGTCGGCGACGTGATCACGTGCGACGACGAGGAGGGGTTCGTCCTCGGCTACGTCCGCTCCGCCGACGGTCGCCTCGTGCGCGACGGCGACCGGATCGCGGAGAGGCGCGTCGAGGGGAGAGTGAGGATCGAGGTGCTCGATGGTTAGCCCCCTCCTCGGCTCGCTCGCCGCTACGATCGGGAAGGCGATGTCGCCGATTTTCCTCGACGCCGTACTCACGCGCGACGTCCCGGTCTCCTCGCCGGACCCGGCGGACCCGCTCCCACCGACGACGACGACCTTCCCGTGCAAGGCGATAGAGGACGAGTTCGACTCCGGTACGATGGGAGGCGGGCTCGTCTCCGACACGGACGTCAAGCTCCTGATCCTCGCATCGACGCTCGCGACCGACCCGAAGAACCTCGACCGGATCACGATCCGGGGGAGGACCTACACCGTCGTCCCGGAGGGGACGTCGGGCCTCAAGGCGATAATGACCGACCCCGCCCGCGCGACGTGGGAACTAAGGTGCTCGCTCTGATGCCGACGTGCTCCCTCCCCACGCTCTGCGCGTTCTTCCTCGCCGCCCTCGGGGCGGCGCTCGGCTGGGGCTTCGGCCACTTCGTCGTCACGATCACCACTCGCGCGCTGACCTCGTTCTAGGGAGACGAAGATGAAGACGCTCAAGCTCCTCGCCGCGCTCCTCGCGCTCGTACTCGCGTCGAGCCCGGCGCTCGCGTTCTGCGACAAGGCCGGCGTCGTCGCCGTGAGCAACTCGGCGGTCGGGACGACCGGCGCGACAACCGCGACGCTCCCCGCCGCGGCCGGGAAGCGGACCTACCTCTGCGGGTTCTCGATCCGCGCGAACGCGACCGCCGCCGCGACCGGGAACGCGACCGCGACCGGGGTACTCGGCGGCACGCTCAACTTTACTCAGTTCACCGCGCCGCTCGCGTCCGACCTCGGGATCGTCGAGCCAAGGATCGGTCCGACGTGCCTGGTGTCGGCCGACATAAACACCGCGATCGTCGTCACCTCCGCCGCGCCCGGCGCGGGAGGGACGGTCTCGGTCTCCGCCTGGGGCTGCCAACTCTGATGAAGGCTTCGCTGAGGAAGGTCGTGTGGTGCAACAGGTTCTTCTTCCCGGTCTACTACGGCTTCTGCCCGTCGGCCCACGCGTGGGACCGGGAGATGCGTCGCCTCGACGTCAAGACGTCGTCGTCCTACCCGGTCGCGGACGGGAAGTGCTCGACGTTCTCGAACAAGGAGGGGACCTCCCTCTTCCTCGTGACGATAGCCGACGCGCTAGACGCGAAGGACGACCCGGTCGCGATCGTCGGCCTCCTCGTTCACGAGGCCGTCCACGTGTGGCAGGGGCTCTGCCGGGTGATCGGGGAGGACGAGCCGTCGTCGGAGTTCGAGGCCTACGTGATCCAGCACGTTACGTCGGAGCTGATCGAGGCCTACGCGAAGACGAGGAAGCCGAGGTTCAGGGTCTGATGGCCAGGATAGGAACGCGCATCCGCCAGATGATAGAGGCGTGGGACCCGGTCCTCCGCCGCGCGTTCGAGGAGTCGATCCAGAACCTCCGCGGGACCGCTCACGTCTCTCAGATCGAGGCGATGCTCCGCGCGGGGAACGTCGACGGGGCGATCCGCGCGGTCGGACTCGATCCAGTCGCCTTCCGACCACTGGATCGAGCGATCTCCTCCTCGTTCGAGGCGGGAGGTGCCGCGACCGCCGGGGCGATGCCAGCGATCCGCGGCGCCGACGGCTTCCGCACGATATTCCAGTTCGACGTCCGCAACCCGGCCGCGGAGAGGTGGCTCTCGGACCACTCGTCGCGGCTCGTGACGGACGTCCTGAACGACCAGCGCCAGATGATCCGGAACTACCTCACCGATGGCCTCGCGCGCGGGGACAACCCGAGGACCTCCGCGCTCGACCTCGTCGGTCGCGTCGGGGCCGACGGGCGGAGGACCGGGGGCGTCATCGGCCTGACCGACTCCCAGGCCGGCTGGGTCCGGCGCTACGAGGCCGAGCTGGCGAGTTCCAACCCGATGGACGCGCTTCAGAGGACGCTCCGCGACCGGCGCTTCGACGCGACGGT